AGGACCATGAGTTTGTCATTATTATATCAGGATTGAACCTCCTCGTCAACGGGCATCTCAAAGTCAGCATCAACCTTATCATACAGTTCCAGGAATGCCTGCTTAGTCTCATCATCGAAACGATTCACACAGACACTGATTGACTTTGCTTTGTCTCCGAAGATGCTGTATGCCTTTACGATATGAACCAGGCGACGAGTGCTAATGATCTCCTCAATACCACCATCATAGAAGGTCTTACGGATGATGTCTGCCCAGTCAGAGAGACGCTTGCAGAACTCCTCATCCTTACAGATCTTGTTCAAGATCTTCTGTTCAGTAACAGCAGTAGGATACTCCTGCTCAAAGGTTACTGGGAATCGCTCAAGGAAGGCTTCATTGAGCACGTTAGTTCCAATGAATCGTCCGTCGTCGCTACCTTTACCTTTAGTGTTTGCTGTGGCGATGACGTTGAATCCACTTGCAGGGTCAATCCGTTTTCCGATCTTTTTAAGGAATACTCCTTTTCCTTCAAGGATAGATTGGAGACAGAGAATTTTATTAGAGGCAAGGTCGATCTCGTCAAGGAGCAGGATAGCTCCTCGCTGGAGTGCTTCAATGACTGGGCCATTGTGCCAGACGGTTTCGCCATTAACAAGACGGAAACCGCCAATAAGATCATCTTCATCAGTTTCAATAGTAATGTTTACGCGGATAAGTTCCCGACCCAGTTGAGCACACGCTTGCTCAACCGAGAACGTTTTGCCGTTTCCAGAAAGTCCAGTAATGAACGTTGGATAGAATAGACGGGACTGAATAATCTTTTTAAGATCACCGAAGTTGCCAAACTTGACGAAGGTATCATCTTTTGTGGGAATAAGGTTTTGTTCGATTGCAGGCATTGCTGCAGGGGCTACATATGTGCGTTCGATCTCTTCAACTTTTTGAGGAGTAACTTCTAGATTCCACTTACCACGACTAATTTTATAATCCGTCAATTTGTTGGTGACAGTCTGATAGTTGAAATCATTCATCTGACAGAATGCCTTGATCTCAGCAGAAGTCACAGACTCGCCATAAGATTCACGGAGACATTCAATGATGCTTTCTTTGGACAGACCCATTTGCTTTGTTTGAACTGTGGCTATTGTAGACGAAAAAGGGAGGTCTCAAACCTCCCGGTGGTCACTTCTCAAACCGTCTATATTTGATCATAAGGGCCCCAAGCATCCATGCTTGAGCAAGACTTTTAGGGCCTTCCTTGAGTATTTTTCTTACCTTCGGATCATTCTCACATTGAAGTGCTATTTCTTTCCAATTCATTGTCATGCGACGAGAGAAATGAATTCTCCAAGAACTTTTTTATTTAGTTTCTTAGTCTTCAAAGATTTTACAAAAGCAGATTTAATTTTTGCTTTTGAGGCATCTTCTTCCACTTCAAACTCAGAATCTGACGATAAAACACTGGAAGAAATCCCAAAGTAAACATCATATCCCGAATTTTTGAGGGAAAAACTTTTTGTTTTTTTCCACTCAGTTTGTACTTTTTCTTTTTTCTCATACCACCCAGAGTCTTTCATGGGATCAAAATAAAGACTAAGGAATCGACTCAAGTCTCTACCTTCGAGAACTCGGATACCAATGAAGCTAGTGTCAGGAAAACGATCTTTTAAGTTTTTCAAAAGGACATCAGTAAACTCAGAGAAACAATACCCAAATTTATATGTCATCCCAAGTTTACGATCACGAAGGAAGGTTCCCTCAGGATTAACTCTACGACATCCCATATAAGGTTCTGCATCAGGGCCACGCTGAATCATTACATGATATGGAACAGTATTTGCTTCACCATCAGTTAAGACGATACAATGAACTTTCTGAAGTCTATGAATTTTTTGAAAGTGCGGAATGATTTGATGAAGGGAAATAATTGCTTCATTCAGAGGCGTACCCGAAAGTGATACTCGTGAAGGATACGTATACTTACATGTCCAGGAGCAGGTAAATGTGCATGCAAGTCTCCAAATATTAATAAGTTGCTTTTCAATATTCTTACCAGACACTTCACTAGTAAGAATGTTCATCATAGAAAATCTTTCATGAACAGAGAGAAGTCCCTCTTCTTTTACATAGTGTTGAAGGAGGTGTTCCGTAGCAGTATCTGTCGCTTGTTCATAATCCCACTTCCGCCATTCTCCAGTAAATGCATATACATCAAAAGCAATTCCAACTTTTTTACAGAACCAAACAAGATTAAACAACTGCTTACAAGTATCCTTGATGGTATCTTGCATTGATCCAGACCAGTCCAGAACAAATACGAGGCCATGATTTTTGCCATCAGGAAGGGTGGTTACTTTCTTGAACAGGTCTTCATTATACTTGTAAGTATGCAATTTACTTGTATCAAGAACTCCAGTCCTACTGGTAGTAGCACGAGCATATGAGTCTGCTGACTTACGGCACTCAAATTCTTTTACAAGATAGTTCACCTCTTTTTGAGTTGATTTCTTAAACTTCCTATATTCAGAATCAGCTTCTTCAAAGACATCAAACGTTGTATATTGTTCCTGCTGTCTATTGAACCACTCATCAACATAAGTATGAAACTCAGAGTTCTTGACTACAATAGTATCAAGATTTACTTTAGGAATTTCTACGTAGTTATTTTCATATGAACTATTTCCAACTAGGTCTTTGAGTTTATTCTCTAAAGAATCTGCAGTGCGAACATTCGGCTCATCAGAGTAGTCAATGTCAGAAGAAATGCTTCCAGGGTCTCGATCTTCACCAGTGGAATCAGGAGTTTTGTTTTGTTCAGATGTACCTTCTTCTTCATCAGCATCTTCACTCTCAGTGGATCCTTCCATATTCACAGGAGGTTGTGATTCATTATCAGAAGAAGAAGGAAGACTATCAAACTCATTAAGATCATCTACCTTTTGACTCTCATCTTGTTGTTGCGTACAAAACTTATACAGAGCCTCAGCGGCAATAGCAACATCTGCGAAGGTTTCGCATGAATCAACCAGATCAACGATCTCTTTCTCTTTTTCAGAAAACTCAATCTTTACAAAATTACCAACCTTAGCATTGATATTAATCTTGTCAGCAAGATTATAAGTTGTCAGATCCTCACCTTGAATTTCAAAAAAATCTTCATCATTCAACTCTTGATATCCACGATAGAAAGTCTTTGCAAGACCCATATACCTACGCTTCATCAATTTCTCAATACGACAATCCTCAACCACATTCACAAATTGATGAGGAATTCCTTTCGGAGGATCTTCGTCAGGAGTGTAAAGTGCATGGCCAACTTCGTGTCCGACCAGAAGATCATATACTACGTTGCTTGCCTTCTCCCACATCGGCAGAGTCAGTACACGAGTATGAACATTGAACTGAGCAGTCTTAATTTTCTTGTGCTCAACTACAAGATCCTCAGTAGCAAGCAGTTTGGCAAGTTGTGATTTGATTTCGTGGGAGACTGCCATGTGTTCTGTTTCGTATGTGGCCATAATACGACGAAAGGTCGCCTTTTCGACGACCCATGTGCCTCTTTTTAAACTGGCGCAGTGCTTCGCGCCTTGCTCTCATTGCTTGTGGTTTTAATTTTCTTTTCTGTTCCTTCTTGGAGTGATGTTGCCAGTTAGGAGTTGTCATCGGTCGAGACAGTATCCAGAATATTTATTGTAGGAAACCATCCGATGCTTGTCAAGATACTGATATCAGCAACGTTATCAATCGCCTCTCCAGGGGTCATCTCTTTCACTGGCAAATCACCTTGACCAAACTTTTCTGCTAGTTTTCTAACAGGGACAGATTCACCATATCCAACAGGAACCACTCCAGTAATATCACTTGAAGCAAGATACCTAATTGCACGACATACATCCTTTACATGAATCCAATCTCTTTTATGATTAGTGACATATGTTGCTTTTTTATCTCTAAGGAGACCATACATCATATTAGGGCGAACATCCGGGCCATAGACCGTAGTAAACCTCATTCCTACGGAATTGGGAGGTGCCATCTGTTCATTAACCCATTTACTCATTGCATATGGATTCTCCCAATACTTATCATCAACAGCACTTGAAGATGCATATAAAAGACGAGTATTAGTTTCGCCGCACCAGTCAAAGATAGGTTTTGCTTTGACTACATTATTATTATAATATTCTTCTGGTTTTTCCAGACTCTCACGAATATCTGCCCATGCTGCAAGATGAATGACTAGATCATAATCTCCACCTTTGAAGTCTGAGATATCATCAGGACGATCAAGCCCATGAGCAAGATACCCTACCTGTTCTCTCCAATCAGAAAAAACGTATCTTCCAATAAATCCCCTATGTCCGGTTACTAATACTTTCATGTTACAGGCCAATCAATTACTTTTCTAATTTCCTCATTGTATTTCCAAACTTCTTTTAGAATATCAGCATTAATATTCTTAGATTCCATTTGGACTACAAGGGAGTTAAGATCTTTGGGGAAACAAGTTCCACCAAATCCACGATCATTGTCAATACCAGGGACTTGAGTGTGTGATCTACCAATCCTGCTGTCAGCAATTACTCCGTCACATACCATATCATAATTCATACCTGATGCTACACAGAAGTCATACATCTTATTAAAGTATGCTACCTTACATGCAAGGAAGGTATTGGAAAAATATTTGATAGCCTCACTTTCATCAGAAGAGACCATGATGTTAGGAATTTTTGGAAAACATCTAGAGAAAAGTTTTGCAAAGTCTCTACAAAGTTCGGGATCTCCACCAATCACATTTCTTTCAGAGTTAGCAAAATCTTGAACTGCATTTCTTGCTGTTAGGAACTCTGGATTATGAATTACGTTATGACGTTCAGAATATTTTTTAGTTGTTCCAACTGGAACTGTAGATTTAATAATGAAAGTGGCTGCTATGTAATCTGGAACTGATTCAAAAAAATCATCCAAAATTGATAGGTCACATTCACCTCCAGATCTCATTGGAGTTGGAAGACAAACAAAAATATAATCACATTCTAATACCTCCAGAAGAGTATTAAAAGATTTATTTTTGTCTACGTCATAAACTTTAGTAGACACCTTGTCTCTAAAGTTTTGATAGACTGCATTTCCAACAAACCCATTACCAACAATACCAATCATTTTACCATCCCACTAAATCCTTTAATTTTTTCAAATCGTATCACATCCTCAAATCTATCATCCATCCCACCCTTGTGAGAGATGACGAAAATATTTGCATCCTTAACTACGAACCGAATAATTTTTAAGAATTCTTCTGTCCCTTGGCCGTCAAGTGAACTATCAAATACCTCATCTAAAATCATAAGATTTGTAGCAACAGAGTTTTTGAATTTTGCAACTTCTCTCCAAGTGAACAGAAGTGCTAGATCAATTCTCTGTTTTTCACCTTCACTAAAAGAAGCATATGAAAAGTCTTCATGTATCGGTGATTGGACGGTTTCGTTAAACTCTTCATCAAGAGTAAAGTTTATGTAGAAGTCCATCATCTGTAGATAACGGTTTACTTGCTGATTTATCAGCGGTAGAT